AAACGCCTTACTAAAACAGTTTACTGAAGATAGATCTTCTAAGTTTGAAATTAGAATGTCTAATGCAGGTAGACCTCTTTGCCAATTACAGATGGAAGCTAAAGGTGTAAAGGGTGAAGGACAACCTTATAATGTAAAAATAAGAAATACATTTGGTGACCTCATTGAGGCACTAGCTTTATTTATTATGAAATCAGCAGGAGTAAATGTAAAGAATGAACAGAAAAAAGTTACGTATGAATTTGAAGGAAATAAAATTGAAGGCAAGCAAGATGTTGAAATTGAGAACAAGATATGGGATATTAAAAGTGCATCGCCATATTCCTTTGAAAAGAAGTTTGGAGAAGACGGTGGATTTAATGAGGTTGTTAAGGATGATACCTTTGGTTATGCGTCACAAGGATTTTTATATGCGGAAAGTCAAAGCAAAGACTTCGGTGGTTGGATAGTAATTAATAAATCTACAGGTGAGTGGACAGTGTGTGAAACTCCCAAACTCGTAGAGCCACATAAGAGTAATGCAATAAAAAAAGCTAAAGATAATGTAAAAGCAATTAAAGACGGTGTGCCTTTTAAAAGACAGTATGATGCTATTGAAGAAACATTCAGAGGTAAACCTACAGGTAATAAAGTTTTGGGCTTAGCTTGTTCATTTTGCCCATACAAACTTCCTTGTTGGGGAAGTAAATTGCAGTTGTTACCACAACAGCAATCTAAAGGTAAGAACCCTAAATGGGTTTGGTATACGGAGGTTAATAATCCTAAACAGGAGGAAGAGTCTGCGTAACTGGGTGGGTATTAGTTTTGAGGGGTCTAGTATCCACCTTTACCGACTATGTATTGTTTAATAATAAAAGATAATGATAAATGGAAAATATTCACCAATGAGATATGGGACTCAGAAAAAGAAGCAACTGATTATGCAAAAAGAAATAAATTTAAAAAGTCTATTGAGTGGAAAGTTGTTCCGTTTGATTACAAATATTTTAAAAAGTTATGACAAAAAAATTTGATAAGTCAGCATTTAAAAATGCTATAAAAGTTTTAGTAACACCTTGGGAAAAAGGTTTTACCTGTGGAATTGTTATGGACTCTAGTACTAAACTTACCACAGAAGAATATGAATTATGTTCTACAATAGCAAGAGGCATGATAAAGATGGCAACTACTGATCCCCATTCTACGTTTCTATGGGGTCTTCGTGGATTTGCTGATGACAAGAAACAAAATAAAGATGATCTAACTATTAACTCTATAGCAGAGTTTGATGATGAAGATAATGTTATTGACTTTCTTGAATTTTTAAAACAGAAACGTGATAAGGAGTTAAATTAATGGCAACACATGTTGTAATAGGTGACCCTCATTGCACACCTAAAGCAAGCAATGAAAGATTTCTGTGGGCAGGTAGGCTAGCCGCAGATGTAAGAGCTACACATATTATCTGTATGGGTGATTTCTGTAGTATGGATTCTTTATCTTCGTATGATAAAAAGAAAAAATCATTTGAAGGTAGAAGATATCAAAAAGATATGGAGCATTCACATGAAGCATTATCTTTATTTAATAAAGGTTTAGGTAAATTTAAAGGTAGAAAGATTATGCTACATGGTAATCACGAAGATAGAATAGATAGATTCGTAGAAGAAAATCCTGAATTAGATGGCACTCTTAAAATTAGTGATCTTAAATTTAAAGAGTATGGTTGGCAAGAGATACCTTATAAACAAAACAAAGTTTTAAATGGCGTATACTATGCTCATCATTTTCCATCAGGTATATTAGGTAGTGCAATATCAGGAGAGAATATAGCTAGAACTCTCTTGACAAAACACAAAGTATCTGCTACAGTAGGCCATAGTCATTTGTTAGATTATGCTACATCCACATTACCTAATGGTAGAAAGTTACATGCGTTGTCTGCTGGATGTTATTTAAATCATAAAGAACATTTTGCTAGAGATACTCAGCATATGTGGTGGAGTGGTATTGTAGTTAAGAGAGAAGTTACTAATGGTTCTTACAATATTGAAACAATTGATTATAATGCAATAAGGAGAGAATATGGTAGACGATAAAGTTAATTCACCTGCACATTACAAGTATGGTAAAAAAGAAACTATAGATGTTATACGAGATTGTATGACAGATGATGAATACCACGGGTACTTGAAGGGTAACGTTTTGAAATATGTTGCTAGATATAAATTTAAGGGTGAACCTTTACAAGACTTAGAAAAAGCACAATGGTATTTAAATAGATTAATAAAGGAGGTTGAATGACACATGGTGAGAAGATGTCTTTGTATGGTAAGATTATAGCATTACAAGAAGTTATGATACATACACAAAATGAGATAAATAAATTAAATAAAAAACTACAGGAGGCAAACGATGGGGGCAATAAAGCAAGCGTTAATAGAAGTAGATGATATGGTCTGTGCCTGTTTAAGAACAGGCAGAACATTAAATCAAACTATAAGAGACTTGAGATTAGAGTTTAATAAAAAGGGTAGAGATAATCCATACTTATTAGATGAAGATTTAATTGAAGATAAGTATTATGCATTTAGGGGGTCTGAATGATTAGAACACAATTGATAAAAGCATTAGCTAGAAAGTATGAAGCTGATATTGCTAGTGCTAGAGCAACTGCTTTAATATACTTAGAAAATTCTGCAGGTATAGGTGAGCATCCACAACATATAGAAGAACTAGATAAATTAATAACTAAAATAGCAAACGCAGAAGAAAATATTAAAATGCTAGAAAAACATTTTGAATATGATTCTGTACCATTTTAACAGGAGGATAGATGGAAAAGAAAGAAGAGCAAAAAAAACAACAAACTACCCCTAGAACTTACTTAATAAGTTCTGAACAACTTATGGATATTATGAGATACTTGATGACTAGACCTTACGGTGAAGTTGTTAAACTTATGAATGCTTTGTCTGTATTAACACCATATAGCGGAGGCAATACAGATGACCGAAAAAAATAATTTAGATAAATATACTGGTATACTATTTGAATTAAAAATAGGTCTTAATAAAGATAATGCAATTGTTATTGATTATGGTGGTAAACCTGTTGCTAAAATTAGAGAAGCACTTAAAGGCTATCCCTATCATGGTAACTTATGTGCTGCTGTAATCAATCATGCAAATGCTGTAGGAAGGAAATTACAAGATGACATCAAACAACTTATACAAAAAGTTTAGATATTACTTTTGGCACAATCCTATTATGAATAAACTTGAGGGTTGGGCTAGTTCATTAAGTAACTGGTTTTGGCAGAAACGATGGGGTGATAGAGACCTTTATCGTTCTGTCCAAAAAAAAAGACCACCTGACTAAAAAGTCAAGCGGTCTTCGTGTTGCCTGCTAGGGGAGTCTATTAATTTAGGCTTCCCTTTTTTATTGCAAGCTATCCATTTGTTCTGTTATTGGTTTTCTTTTTGGTAGTAAAAAATTTTCTGTTTGAAATATTGGCTCTATTCTATCTTTGTATACACTACTTAATATGTTTACATAATTAGGATTCTCTGCATATACAGACATTCCTTTAAACATTTCATTAGGTCCTTTATCTATTGCATTTATAGCATCTTTATATCTTTCATCACCTTTAACTAAATTTATAAAAGCTCTAATGCTACCTTTATTATCTTCAAATGATCTAAGTTTAGCACCACCTGATGTTGGTAAAAAATCTTGATCACCAGTTGCGTGTATTCCAAAAAAATTATTAGCATTCTTTGCAGTATCTGCACCTTTAAAATTAAAGTTACCTGTCTCTACAGCTGCAACTGTAGCTATAAACGATGATGGTATTTTTCTCTCAATAGAACCTTCAGGATATTCTGATTTTACCTCATCAACTACCTTTAAAAAGTCTTTTGTTTTTGTTATATCTGACATAGCTATAGTTATAAATAAAATTGCACTAGCAATTCCAAGCCCGAAGAGCTTTATTAATTCTAGAATTTGGATCATTAGCTGTTTTTTTAGATGTTAATTTTTTTTTCATTCCCTTCATACGGGCACAGAAACTAGCTCTTCTTTTGTTTCCTACTTTTTTACTAGGTGCTTTTAAATTAGCACCAGTCGTTCTTTTAAAATATTTACGACCTGCTTCATTTAATCCACCTGAGGGGTTTTGATATTTTTTAGCTACCATTATTTTTTCTTAGCTGTTATTGCAGCTCTCCTAAAATTAGCAGCTGTAGGTGCACCTTTAGCACCTTTCTTTTTCATTTTACCACCACGCTTTCTTTTAGCATGGATGTTAGCGTATAGTCCTTTTCTCATTATGCTTTCTTTTTCTTTTTATTTCTTAACATAGCAAAGTCTTTTTTAGTTAGTTTACCATCTTTGTCCATGTCTAGTTTTTTTCTTTTTCCAGTGGCTTTTTTGCCACCTTTCTTTTTCATCATTTTACCGTAGTGTCCTGGCATTAGCTGTACCTCCTATATTTTGCTGTTTTCTTTGCAATCCCTTTCGGTTGCTTCACAAACTGTTTGCCCTTTTTTGTTCCTCTTCGTTTTGCTCTTGTCGTTGCCGCATACTCTGCAGATGACAGACTCTTTATAGCCTTCTCTGGTAAATACCGTTCTCCAGTTTCCGAAGACTTCTTGCCTGATTTCGTTCTCCATTTCTGTTTCCCCCATGCTTTTAAACTTCTTTGACTCTTTGCGAGTGCCATTATTTTTTTCTCCCTTTTCTTATCGCTTCTTTACCTTTCTTAAATATGCTTGCCACCTGCGTCTTACCCATAACTTTGGCTCTTTGCTCGCCAACTGTAAGAATTTGGATTTTTCTTGCAAAGGGTTTGTTGACTCGTTTAACTTTTGCCACAGTTTTACGGGCATCTGTAGGAGTTGCGAACTTAATACCGACAGTATCTTTAGGATTCTCATCTGTATACAATCTCCTACCTGAACCTTTTGGCTTTTTACCAGTTCCTACTTTAGGATCTCTTTTTTTTGCCATAAGATTTCATTTCTTTAATATGTTTTTTAATAATGTTAGATTGTTTTTTATGTAACTTAGATGCTTTACCTAAAGCCTTAGCTACCTTATTTAATTTTCTTACCATTACTTGTAACCTCCGCCAGCTTTTTTATATCTAGCTGCTAAAAGTTGAGCCTTTCTCGCACTCCATTGTCCAGGCTTTCCGCCTTTTGACCCAGCCATTATAGCATTAAACATTCTTTTTCTCATGCCTGGCTTAGTATAGTTACCTGCTTTATTTACTGTTGACTTTTTCTTCGCCATCTTTTATCTCCTTATATTCATAATCATAACTTCCTTCTTGATTCTCATCAGTTATCCATTTTGATGTGTCTTCTACAGACCATATTCTAGTATTAACTAGTCTATGTATTAAAGGTTTTGATGGGTCTGCTGCCATTGATGGATCAAAGATTCTTAATCTATTGTTGGGTTGTATTGCGTAGTTACCATCGTCTAATTCTATTACATGTCCACACTTATGTTGATCAGGTTTTTCTGCATAACCAAAATCTAATTCATTATAGTCTCCAGCACACCAATCAATAGTAAATAAATATGTACCTTCTCTTTGTTTCTTTCTTCTAGATGTATATATCATTTTACATCCATCCATTTGATAAAATTTAGTTACACTTACATTATAACTAAAAGAATCCCATAACATTAATTCATTTAAAGGTAACTCTTTTACACCTGGTTTTTTACAAAATGCAGATACAGGTGCTCTCCACCATATACCACCATCTGTCATCATATAATGAAACAAAGGTACTTGTTTTGGTATTGATGTAAAACCAAATACCACACATTCAAAGTATTTATCATGAGAATCTTTTTGATCTCTCAGATAATTACCTCTTACATAACATTCTATTGGGGGTATGTTTGCGTTTAAATACATAATTTTATGGTCTCAAAGTGTATAGGATCATCCAAACAATGAACAATCCAGCTATAATAGTATTCCAAGGTATAGTAACTTCCATTAGTTACTTATCCCGATTAACCAAAGCATAAGAAATATATAACAAATAGGTTCCATTATTTTGCTAATCTATCCATTAGTTTGCTAGTGGGTTTTTGTTACTTGCTTTTAATTCTTGTATTTCTAATTCTAATACTTCAATACTTTTTTTTAATACTGCAATATCTTTTTGATTAGTACCCATTACTTGCATAATTGGGTCTGGATTAAAAGGTTCTGCAATATTATTTACTTTTTCTTGTATCTCACCATATTTAACAAAACCTGCACCGATAGCACCTAGTACACCTATAAGTGCTGCAATACCTGCTAGCTGTTCTTTTATTTTACCCATTGTTTAATACCTCTATTTCTCTTAGTAGTTTTTCTTTTTTAGTTTTGATATCATTAATGATATTTTGTTGGATAAATATTGGATCGCTTTGTTGATATTCACCCAAAGTCTTAGTATATAATAATCTATCATCAAATATATTTAGTTGTTCTTCGTAAATTTTTTTATCTTTATAGAATGGTATATTATAATTTAATAATATAGAGTTATCTACCATTGCATTTATTTTTACAAAATTTTTAGCTTGTAAATTTTTGTCTATATCTTTAATATTCTCATCAATTTTATCTAAAGTTTTAACAAGAGCTGAATGGACTTTAGCCTGTCGTATTTCTTTTTCTTGTTTGGTATCACCTGTTGTTTCAGATTCTGCAGTTTGTGTAGGCTCTTCGCTACTGGATTCTTCTTTAAGTTCTTCTGGTCCTTCTTCTTGTTTTTCATCTTCTACAACTTCTATTGATTCTTCTACTACAGGTTTTTCTTCTTTCTCCTCTACCATTTCCATTGGCATATCCTCAATAAATTCTTCCATCATTGGATCATCTGCAAATTCTTCCATTGTAGGCTCATCTTTAAATTCTTCCATTTTAGGCTCATCAAATGTTTGAAAAGATTCTAATTTAGGTTCTTCCATTTTAGGCTCATCAAATGTTTCAAACATAGGTTCGTCAAAAGTAAAATTATCTTCAAATTTTAAATCTTCAAACTTTAGATCTTCAGTGATGTCATCAAAGGTAGAATTTAAAAATGCAGTTGTTGTATTATCTAAAACAATTGGATCAGATTCATATGTTACAGTGAGGGAGGGATTTCGTAAGTCGACCCCATAGTGAGAAGTTGTAGAAAAGCTAGTATCTGTGAAGTCATACCGAACTGAAACATCATAATCGGTTTGTAAATTTGATTGTACCACCACACTGTCAGACCCAGGGCTATAAGACCCACAATTAAGAGAGCCACAAGAAGTGCTATTATAAGTTCTAATTTGTGTGATTGTTTCACCATCTGCTCCTATTATCGTTTGTGTTGATTGTACAGTGGATCCATAAGTATTCCAATGCCAATACTCAAAACTGTGATTTGTTGTAAAACCGTATTGAATTTGTTCTTCAGTTAAAGACGCATCAGTTCTAAGACTAATAGAACTAGACTCGATATAAACATCATGCTCAGCAGCGATAACGCTACTACCATGCCTACCATCGGCAGTTCCCGACCAACCTCCGTTATCAAAGTTCGTATCCAGGAGATTTTGAGTAGTCGTTTCAGCACTATTTAGTGTTGTCGATAACAGGATCAATAATGATACTATTAGCTTTTTCATTTGCCTCCTCTATAATTTTTAGTTCTTTAACATATAAATCATAGTCAGGTCTTAGTTTGTCATATTTTTGCCATGCATTTGTAGCTTCTTTACCTATCTTGCCTTCAAAAGGACAAGGTGTACCTGCATGATGCATAGCCTGAAAAACTCTTTCATCTTGGCATAACATAGATACTGCTGCAACTTTCATACCTTGATTAGATAATTCTCTTGCTAATTTAATTCTTTCACAATTCTTATCTCTAAAATGTTTACCACCCGATACACCTAAACCAAAAGTCTGTACTCCAGCTGATGCACCTACAGCACAAATATCCATACCACCTGCACCTACATTAGGGGCTGAAGCTGTTGGGGGTGCTGATCTTATATTCGATGTAGAATTGTTTGTTGTTGTAGAACTAGATGAACTACCTGATTCATACGTTGTAGCATTTGTATAGCCACCTGTTATCGAAGTATTAGATCCGCTTGTGTTGTTCTGTGTAGTATCAGCAAATAATATAGTGCTATATAGGCACACCAAGGCTATAATTAAAATTCGTATCGCCATATTATTTATTAAAGCCTGATGAGTACCAGTTAATAAATTTATTCCAAAGATCCTTTATCTTTTGTATTATCTTCTTCATAGGGTTTTTCCTCTAGTTGTTGGGTTAATTTTTTAATTTCTTCTTGTGCTTTCTCTAAATCATCTGTAACATTTTCTAGTTTCTGTAATGTTCTTTTATTAGCAGAATCTTTAGATTTACCAGCATCTTGTAGTTCAGCAACCTCTTGTTTTAAGATTCTGATCTGCTCTTTATACTCAGCTATGAGATCCTGGTATTCTGATTTAGACATTATTTTTTTCCGTTACGGAAAATCTGTGTACCTTTTATACCATAAATACTAGC